CAGAGGTTCACCCCGGTGCCGTCGAGGATCGTCTGGGCCTCGGTGTCGATGACCACCTGCTGCCCGGCCTGGAGCGCGAAGGGTATCGGGATGAGCTGCCCGCCGACACCGACCTGCGCCGTGGTGGAGGGCCCGATGATCCGCCAGACCGGGTAGCTCGGGAGGTCACCGGGGTTGGAGATCGTCGCCGTCCGGCCGATGGTCGGCGCGATGATGGTGAAGGGCGGGCCCTGCGTCACCGGGTAGTAGCCGGTGGTCGACGTCGGGGCGAAGGAGAACGTCGCGGTCGTCGGCGTTCCCAGCCACTCCGGCCGGTCGGCGATGCACGCGATCGAGTAGACCGCCTTGCCGATGAGGGCGGGGTCCTTGGGGAAGACGTGGTCGTTGTCGTCGTCCAGCCGGAACGCCAGGGACCGCTCGCCGTTCATGACCAGGGTGGAGGTCTTCTCGTAGCTCAGCGCCTCCCAGAACTGGCTGTCCAGGTCGCGCCACTCGCTGCCGACACGGAACGGGGGAGCGGGGTCGCCGACCCGGACCGTCATGTGGAAGGAGCGGGAGTCGGTGACGACGCCCTTCCAGCGCCGACCGGAACGCCGGGCGGTCTGGGCCCACCGGTGGTGCGCGGGGGCCATGTGCAGGCCTCCCAGGTCGCTCAGGACGTGCGCAGGGGAGCCCAGGTCCATCAGGTTCCAGACCGACCCGTCGCACCCCTTCAGGGTCAGCGTGGTCACAGCCCGGCCACCGCCAGCGCCCGCTGCGTCCCGATGCGGGACTTCCGGGAGATCTCGTCCAGGTCGGTGGTCACCACGGTGCCATTGTTGACGAAGCCCGCGATGGTCGACGCCCCTCCCTCGATGCCGCCACGGCTGGCCCGTCGAGCTGCGGCGTCACGCTCGGCCGCCGCCAGCGACTCGCGGCCGGGGCCGGTGTAGACCGAGGACATCCCCGGCGGGGCGAAGAGGTTCCCGGCGGCGTTTTCGACCAGGCCGAAGCCCATCTGGTCGGCCGCCGTCGCCAAAATCGTCTGCGAGCGGGGGTCGCTGTTGAGTGGGATGTAGGCCTCGTCGTCCTTGACCCGGTCGCCGATGATCCGCCAGGTGTTCGGCTTGACCACCTGGGCGATCCCGGCCTTCATCGGCTCGAAGCCCCCGTCGCGGAAGGCGTGGACGATGCCGCCCTGGGCCTGGTGGAGGCCACCCTGCCCGCCCAGGCCGCCGACGGAGACCAGCGTGTTCCCGACGATGTTGACGTGCAGCTTCGGGTTCTTCTTCTCGATCAGGGCGACGAAGTTGTCGATCTCGGCCTTGCCTGCCGCCGTGTCGACGTCCACGATCACGGTCTTGCCGCCGGGCAGCACGTCGATCCGGTAGCCCAGGTCCATGAGCCGTCGCTTCTGGTCCTCGGTCGGCGCGTCGATCTCGATGTGCTTGGAGTCCGGCGTGCCCTTGATCGTCACGCCCAGGTCTGCGACGTCGGCGCGCGCCTGCGCCAGCGGGCCGTGCATGTTCTCGTAGTCGCGGATGTAGGCGTCCATCGCGTCCTTGGCCGGGCCGGAGAGCTGCGCCGCCTGGTCCTTCAGCGTCTGGAGGTAGGCCTGGTTGGCCAGGCCTGCGATCACCGTGGCGTCCTTGCCCGCGTTCTCCTGCTCGGCCTTCTTCTTCGCCGCGTCCGCCACGTCGAGGATGGACTGACGGACGCCGATCGAGGCGCGGGAGCGGTCGTCGTCGGTGGCCGTCCCGTCGGCCATCGTCTTGTTGTACTCGGCCATCGCCGAGTGGACCCCGAGGACCGCCTGCTCGTAGGCGAGCTGGGCGTCGACCGTGGCGCGCTGCGCGTCGGCCTGCTCCTGGATCCGCTGGGTGGCCGTCTTCGTCGCCTCGCCCTGCATGTCCTGCTGGTGGGCGACCTCGCCGGACCAGTAGTGGAACCGGCGCTGGGCGGCCTCCACCTCCGGGCTGCCCTGGCCGTACTCCTTCAGCCGGTAGTTCAGCTCGTTCTGCCAGTACTCGACCTTGGACGTCGCCTGCTCCAGGGGCGACATCGCCTTCCACAGCTCGGTCGCCTTCTGCCCGGCCGTGTCGTAGTGCTTGGCGGCGGTCTGAAGGGCATCGCCGCCAAAGGTGAACTTGGCGATGAAGCCGGTGAAGCCGGTGGTGACCTTCTCGACGTTCTGATGCACCGTCGCCATCTCGGCGGCGGCCGTCCGCGCAGCCTGCCCGCCCTTCAGCAGCGCTTCGGCCCAGGCGTTGGTCTTCTGGTCCGCGTCCTGGATCGCCATCAGGAACAGGCCGAAGAACACGCCGACCCCGGCAGCGATGGGGCCGATCGCGCCCATGGCGTTCTTCAGCTTCTCGGCACCGCCCGCCGCGTTGAGCAGGGCGTTGGACATGCCGCGCCGGACCAGCCCAGTGGTGGACGTCGAGAGGACGTCCGTAGCGATGGCCGCCGCGAGCAGCTTCGCGGCGAGGCCCTCCAGCAGGATGGAGAGCCCGCCGACGACCTTCAGGGCGACGAAGCCGGTCACCAGGATCGGCAGCATCGGCGCGATGAACTCCAGCGCCTTGGCCAGGCCCCCGAGGACCGCGACCAGCGGCGGCAGGAAGTCCACCGCCAGGTTGACCACCTGGAGGATGAACGGCACCAGGGCCTCGGCGATGGCCTGGATGGCGTCCACGAGCTTCGGCAGCAGTGGGGCGACGATCTCGATCGCCCGGACCAGCGCTTCCCCGATCCCCTCGGCCAGCTTGGCGAACAGGGGAGCCACCCGCCGGATGGCGTCGATGACCACCGGCAGCACGGTGGTGGCCAGGTGGCTGAAGACGTCGATCAGCGGCGTGAGGGCCCCGAGGGCGACCGAGAGGGCGTTGGCCAGGGCCGGGTAGAACAGCGGGCCCAGCGTCCGCAGCAGGTCGGCGAACTGGACCAGCAGCGTGCTGACGATCGGGGCCACCACCTGGGCGAGCCCGGACATGGCAGGCAGGACCGACGTCACCAGCGACTCGGTGAGCGAGGTCAGACCGGGGGTCAGGCTGCCGATGGCGCTGGTCAGACCCTCGAAGAACTTGTGGAGACTGTTCTGCGCGAGGTCGGTCCCGAGGAAGTCGTTCAGGTCGCCGCTGAAGATCTTCAGGATCTTGACCAGTTGCTCACCTGCGGGCATGGCCGAGGTGAAGACCGACTTCAGGATGCCGCCGAGGTTCTTGGCGACGCCCCAGATGTCCTTCAGGCCGTTGAAGATCCCGGCGATGAAGTCGCGGAGCTGGCCGGTGTCGCGGGCGTTCTGGATGAAGGCGGCGAACCTGGTGGCCAGGTCGCCGAAGCCCTTGGTCAGGCCTGGCAGGAAGTCCGACCCGACGGTGGCCAGGTTCTGGAACACCGACCACAGGGGCGCGATGGCCCCGGTGATCCCGTGCAGCGCCACCTTGACGTTGTCGATCGTGTGGGCGAAGTCCGCGACGTTGGAGTCCGAGCTGAGGGCCCCCGCGATTGCCTTGCCCATGCCGCCGATCTCGTCGGCGATGCCGGTCAGGTGGCCCCGCAGCATCGGGAGCATCTTCTGGCCGAGGTTCTTGATCGTGTCGCCGAGCCCGGCGAACAGGTGCTGCTGGACGTCGAGACGCAGATCCTTGAAGGCCGGGGCCAGGGAGTGGACCTGGGTGACGAAGTCGCGCGCGGCCGGGGCGAGGTTCTTCATCGCCTCGGCGAGCTTCTTCGCGTCGGCCTGGGTCGTCCCGCCCAGGGCCTTGAAGGCGTCGCCGATGCCCTGCGACCCGAGAATGGCCGTCCCGATGGGGATCGCCGCCGCCGAGATCAGAGCGGGCAGCATCGCGGCAGAGGCGACGACCGCGTGGGTGAGCCCCGCGCCCAGGGCGGAGCCGATGGCGACCCCGGCACCGGCGAGGTTCGTGATGATCATGCCCCGGATGTTGAACAGCTTCATCAGGGCGTTCTGCACGGCCGACGTGCCGGTCATGAAGTCGACCGCCATGACCATCTGCTTGCTGAGGTGCTTCTTGTCGACCCCGACCTTCATGTCGGGCCGCTGGGACTCCACCCGCGCCCGGAGGCCCGCCAGCTCGGCATTGCTCAGGTCAGGCTTGACCTTGACCTTCATGTCGTTCTGCTGAGAGAACCACTGGCCGATTCGACGCTGGGCGTTGGTGAAGTCCGGGACGATCTGGACGCTGGCCGACCCTGCGGAGTAGATCGAAGCCACTGGCTCAGGTCCCCTATCCGCCGCTCAGTGCCAGCCCATCGCCGAAGACCAGGGCATCCAGTTCCAGCAGCAGGCTACGGGTTCGCACCTCGCGCTCGCGGTCGAGAGCCGTGACGGGTCGCTCCAGCGGCTCGAACTGGGGCTCCTGGTGGTCCTTGGTGTAGTTCGCCAGCACCGCCGTCCGCACGGCCATCACGCGGTCGGCGAGGAGGTCGAGGCGGGCGACGACGGGGGAGTAGTCCAGCAGCGAGGGCCCGTCCGAGGACGGGTTCGGCAGGCTGATGCCCCGCTCCTCCATGTCGAGGACGTGCTTGGCCCAGCCGTCGTCGTTGCCCAGGGCGGCGACGTAGCGCCCCCAGGCGGGGAGCTGGCCGATCAGCCGGTAGAACTGCTTCCAGCTCCGGCGGTGCAGGAAGAACTCGTAGATGTTGATCCCGAGGTGCGCCTGGAGGTCGTACTCGATGGGCTCGGCGAACCGCTCGATCAGTCCGACGAGCCCGGGGAGCCCCCCGGGATCTCACTCGCCTCGCCCTCGAACGCCGGGTAGTGGTGCCCCACCAGGGCCTGCACCAGGGCGATGGCGGTGTTCGAGTCCTTGTCGTTGCGGATGAGCTGCCAGACGCGCGGGAAGGCGTCGCCGCACAGCGCCCGCAGCAACGGGAGGCACTGACCGACGGTGAAGTCCCCGCCCGCGTCGATCAGCTCGGCGATGACGAGCTGGCGCTCCAGGGTGTCGGGCGCGGTGATCACGATCGGGGGCACCACGTCATCGATGACGAACGGCGGGGACTCCGGCAGCCCCGTCGGCTCCACGATGGCCATGGCCTGCGCCTCGGCCCGCATCTCGGCGAACTTGTACGTCGGCGACGCCTTGGGGGCGGCCTTCTTCTTCACCTTCTGGGTGTTGCTCATGCTGGGCCCCGGTCTTCTTGTGGTGTCGGCGGTGAGGAAGTTTCCTCACCGAGGTGGTCAGGCCTTCGACGGCTTCTCGGCCGGTACTGCGGGAGCCGCCTCGGCCTGAGCCGAGAGGGACTCGATGGCGGCCTCGGGCGTCTTGCCGCCCTTGACCGTGTAGCCAGCGCCGTAGACGAGGTTGGTGATCTCGGCGGGGTGGCTGACGTTGCACTCGACGCCGGTCGGGTCGATGAGGGTGACGGTCTTCGGTGCGCTCATGGCATGGCTCCCTGGAAGTCAAGTGCCCCGGTTTTCAAGGTGAAGCAGAGACTGGGACGGCCGGGACCGGGGCTGCCCGGCCGTCCCAGTCGACTCAGGCGAACTTCGCGGCGGTGTTGCGGGCCTTCTGGCCCGGGCCCGCGAGGACGTTGCGGACGGCGTACCCGAGGGTCGGGTCCACGTTGGCGCGGATGGTCAGCGGGTACTTGGTCACGGCCGAGGACTGCCAGACCTCGTCGTTGACCGCGACGACCTGAGCCTTCGGCATGACCTTGAACCGGTAGCGCCGGTCGGTGCCCGCGCCGTCGACCGCCATGAAGATCATGCGGCGGTAGGAGAGGGTCGTGGTGATCGGCTTGGAGTAGGCCACCTCACCGGTGGTCGCGTCGGCCGTCACCGCCGAGAGGTCCACGAAGTCGTACATCTCCAGGGCGGCCTTGGTCGTCTCCTGGAGCGTGAACTGGGCGCTGGTGACGTTCTTCGTGATGTCGGTGCGCGTCGGCTCGTTGTAGCCCCAGGACTCCTCGTCCTCGGACGACATGTCGTGGCTGAAGGTGACGCCCTCGCCCTTGGTGATCAGGCCCAGCCGGTTCCAGACCAGCGGATCGAGCTGGACCAGGTCCGAGGTGGCCAGGGTCGTGAACGCGGCGGGGATGGCGGTCGCCAGGGGGGCGGTGAAGATGATGCCGCCCAGCGCCTTGAACATGTTGCTGGGGCCATTGAGCGCCAGCTCGGCTTCGTAGGTCGTGGCAACCACGTCGGCGTGTCCTTCTCTCTCGGGTGGAGTGTCAGTTGTTCCTGCGCCCCGGTCCTATGGCTGGAACTGCCGCCGCCAGCCGAGCTGGTACGTCGAGACGATCCGCCGGTCGTCAGGATAGACATCCGGGACCTCCTGATCGCCCACGAACAGACGCGCCTCATCCACGAGGACGTCGCCGACGAGGGTGCAGGGGGACGTGAGGATCCGGGTCTGGCAGCCCTGAGCCAGCTCGGCGGCGGCCAGGTAGGTGGGGGCGTAGCAGGCGACCTGGACGATCGGCCGGTCGGTCACGTCGTCCTCGTCGGGGGATCCACCGACCCGCCGCACCACCACCAGCTTGGTGGTGGCGGCCTCGAAGTCCTGGGGCACCGTGGCCCGGACGAAAGCCTCGCTGTCGACGTCGGCGAGCATGTCCATCACCACTACCCGCGCGTCGGGGTAGGCGCGCGACTCCAGAGTGGGCATCAGGCACCTTCCATCGAGGCCTTGACGGCGTCCAGGTAGGCGGTCCGACCAGGCCAGGTGGCCGCCGCCGCGTAGCTGACGTCGAAGATCACCGAGAAGGCCATGCGGTCGTGTCGCGCTCCGCCGCGTGATCCGTCGAAGACGACGTGGCCGGACTCGGCCAGCTTGCCGGTCCGGCGCGGCGCGAGGGCGCGGCCGACACCGAGCCCGACGTGGGCGCGACGCTCCAGCTCTGCACGGAGGGCGGGCTCGTTGCGGAGGTAGCCCGAGACGCCGGAGTGGTCGGGGGTGTAGTTCCAGCCCATCAGGTCACCCGGACCAGCGAGACCTGCATGCCGGGGGCCCAGGTCGTGAAGGGATCCTCCCAGTCCTTCGGGACGCCCTGGACCTGGTAGATCAGTCCGTTCATCTTGACGCGGTCGCTGGCGCGGATGTCGCTGCCCGAGGGGGCGAGCACCACGCGCTCGTCGGTGACCGCGCCGCCCTGGTTCTCCGTGGATCCCGCCGGATACTCCAGGCAGCCGGGGATCGTGGCCACGTCGGCGAAGACCCGATCGTTGAACCGGTCCGGCGTGCCGCGCTGGATGACGATGGTGACCCCGCCGTGGTCGAGAGGGAGCGTCACACGAGCCCCTGACGGCCCCGGTAGCGCTCGGGGGTGAAGACGTACCGTCCGTCGGCGTCCAGGCCCAGGGGCGGGCCCTGGGGGGCCGGGATGCCCACATGAAAGGTGCCGATGCCCAGGTCGTGGTTCTCAGCGAGGAGCGCCTTGACCTGGTCGGGGTCGAAGTAGATCTCGTTGCGCGCGGCGGTGGCGTGCAGGGAGCGGCTGAAGGGGCCCTCGGCCTGCTGGGTCACACCGGCCGGGTTCCGGTAGACCCGCAGGACGGCCTCCACGACCATGCCGTTGGGCAGAGCGGGGTCGACCGTCGTGGCGGCGATGCGGGCCGGGAGGCTGGGGACCATTGCCGTGAGCCTGGCCGACGCCTGGGCCAGCAGGCGCTCGATCCGGGGCTGAGCCGTGTCGGGGATGGCCTGCTCGTACTGGGCCTTGACGTCGTCCCAGGTGGCGTAGCTGGTCATGGGCTGCATCCTTCCTGGGCCGGAGGCGCGGGAGAGGGATTTGAACCCTCGACCTCCAGGTTATGAGCCTGGCGGGCTACCGAACTGCCCCATCCCGCGAGTGGCCCGGCGACCGGATTGCTCCGGCCGCCGGGCGTCGATCACTTCGCCGGTGCCTTCTCGGCTGCCTTGGCGGAGGCCTTGCTGGGTGCCTTCTCCCAGAGGTCTTCGCGGTCGGCGGGCCAGGCCTCGGCCAGGTGCGCCTCTGCCCAGTCGGGCAGGTCGCTGTCGGGACCGAAGGTGTGAGCCACACCCCGGTCGTCGGTCAGGTGGACGGTCGTTGCGAGCTTGGCAGCCATCAGGCGACCGTAGCGACCATCAGGTAGTTCGGGTTCTCGATGACCGGCATACCGACGGCGTCCACGAAGGTGTACTGCCGGTACGGCGGACCCTGCTTCTCGACCACGCCGACGATGCCGGGCGCGTCCTCGAAGGAGAGGTCGGACTCAGAGCTGTTGACCAGCTCCAGGGCCGTCGCCGAGACGCCCCACGCGGTGTAGCCCAGCTCCTGGCCCTCGGGGGGCAGGAAGATGACCTTGTTGCTCGGCAGGATGCGGGTGGACGTGCCATCCACGTCGACCGAGCTGTCGTAGACCATCTTGATGGGCGGCAGCGTGTAGCTGTCCAGGGTCGCGTCGATCTGCTGACGGGTCAGCAGACCGGCCACGCCCAGGATCGAGCCGTGAGCCGTCTGGAGCTTGGTGTTCTGGAGGAGCTGCTGGACCGTGGTCCGCGAGAGCACCATGCCGCCGGGGAGGAACCCGTTGAGGTCCAGGTAGTACTGGACCCAGGTGTTGAGGTCGGCGATGACGTCGGCCGTGGCCGTGGTGGACCACAGGGTGCCCGCCGTCTTCAGGTTGCCCGCCGGGACGCCGAAGTCGGCCTCCATGAACAGGCCACCCTCGCCGTTGAGCGTGAACTTGCCGTCCACGAGCACGTCGCCTCGGGCCAGCTCCATCCGGCGGCGGACGTTGCCCGAGAGCAGCGTCGCGTCGTCGTAGATCGCCCGCACCAGCGCACCGGTGTTGGTGCCCTGGGTCTGCGCGAACTGGAGCTGGAGCCGCTCGTACTCGCCCATGTGGATGCTGTCGCTCAGGGGCGGCAGGGCGACGGACGACGTCTGGAAGACGTCCCGGCGAGCGACGTGGATCGGACCGTCGAAGACGCGGAACCGCGCGGTGCGGCCGGTCTTGGTCAGGGTGCCGATGTCCACCTTGTTGTCGAGCACCATGCGGTCGGGCAGGATCTGGTTGAGCACCAGGTTCTGCTGGAGCGGCACGTTGCGCGTGAAGATGGTCAGATCGTCCGGCTGGACCGGAGCCTCGTAGAAGATCGCCATGTCACGCCGTCCAGAGGATCAGGTTGAGGGCGGTCTTGCCCGCCGTGTCGATGAACCCACCGGCCGCCGCGTTGCCCGAGGTGTAGGGCAGCTTGGTCGGGTCGACCACGCCGTGCCGGAGCACCGCGACGCCGATCTTGGCGCGGTTGGTGCCGCCGACGAGGCGGGTCACCGGGACCGACGCGCGGAGCAGGCCGAAGGGCGTGCCCGTGCCGTTCGCGCCCGCCGCGATGTAGGGCACGAGGAAGCCGGTAGCCGTGTTCTTGGCCAGCACGAGGCCCGAGAGGATGTAGCCGTTGGGGTAGATCTGCGCTGCGGTCAGCGCAGACACGTCGAGCGTCCCGCCCTGGACGAATCCACCTTCGGGAGGGGTGAGGTCCCACTCCAGGTTCTCGAAGGTGTACGCCTGAACAGGGGACAGCGTGAAGTCGGTCATGGCCGACAGGTCCCTTCGTCAGAGTTGCTGTTCTGGGGGAGTCCCTGGCGTCAGGACGAGGTGTTGGCCGTCTGCTGCTGGCCGAACCGCCGCTGTGCTTCCAGCAGACCGGCCTCGCCCTTGCGGAGCTGGCTGGACTGCCTCGTTCCCTGGCCGAAGCCAGTGGTGCCACGTCGGCCGCCGCTGCCCTGCGCGGGCGCGAGTGCAGCGACCTTCTTGGCGATCTTCTCCTCGTCGGGGTCACCGTCGTCGGTGGCGTACTTCGTGAGGTCGAGATCTTCGAGGAGGGACTGTAGCGCCTCGTTGGTGAGGAGTCCCTTGGCTGCGGACTTGAACTCGGCGCGCACCGCCACCGGGACGGCCTTGCTCATGGCCTCGTGGAAGGCCTCCAGGCGGGCTTCCTCGATCTCGCGCTCGCGGTCGGTCTTCGACTCGTTGGCGAGGATGTCGTACTGGTCCGCCTTGGCCTTGATCGAGTCGTAGTCGGCGAACTTGGCCCGCTCGGAGTTGATCCGGCGCGAGATGGCCTTGTCGAAGTCCTCCTGGGACGTGATCGGGGTGAAGGTGTTCGGCTTGCCCTTCGGCTCCCCGCCGTCATCGACGCCACCGGTGCCACCGTCCGGCTCTCCGGTGCCCCCGCCGCCTCCGCCTTCGCTTGCGTTGCGGAGATAGCGACCGTCCAGCTTCTTGATCTTCACCTGTTGAGTGACCTTCCCGTAGAGCCCGTCGGCCCGGTCACGCTCGTGACCGTGGCGTCACGATAGGGGGAGCGGTGGGCTACTTGCGGGCGTTCTTGGCCTGTTCGGTGGTGATCGAGTCGAACAGGGCCCGGCCCATCGCCAGCGCCTCAGCCTCGGTCGGGGCGTGGTCGGACCCGACGAAGTGCTTCGTGGCGTCGGGCGCAGGGGCGCTGCGAACACGCTTGCGGTTGCTCATGCTGAGGTCAGCTCCTTCGTGGTGGTGGAGGCGTCGCCGGTGCCGCCGGTGTTGATCGTCTCGCCGGTGGCGAGGTCGAAGATGGCCTCCTGGTTGCGCTCGCGCCCGGCCCGGATCGCACCCTCGCGGTCGTCCGGCGGGTGGATCTCGGTCAGCTCGACCATGTACTCGTTGCGGTCAGGGGAGTACCAGCCGCCGAGGACCGCACCCCTGGCGATGGCGGCACGGTGCTTCATGACGACCTTGGCCACGCCGTGCGCGAAGGCCTCGCGGGTCACTCCGCCGACGCCGACGGTCTCCTCAGTGCCGGGGACCGCGACAGCGAACCCCTTGGCCTCGCCGACCTTCAGCAGGCCCCCGGTCTTCGGGTCATAGGTGAAGCCCCCGTTGGCCTCGATCTCGGCCTGGAGGTTCGGCGTCCGCTTGCGGCCGATGGTCGGACGGGGCTTGGAGGCACCGCTGGGCGTCCGGCGCTTGGTGACCTGGACCGAGTGCGGGCGGGGAGGGGTCGGACGCTTGCCCCGCACCCGGTCGCGGGCGTAGGCGTCCAGCGGGATCCAGCCGTGCTTCCAGTGCCTGACCTTGCCCGTCGCCGCCACGCGCTCAGGGTAGGCGGTGAGGAACTTTCCTCACCGGCCCGTCAGCCGCCGACGATGCCGATCTGGTAGCCCCCGCTGGTCTTCCGACCGACGATGCGAGCACCGCGCTTGAACGCATCGGGGTTGTTCGTGATCAGGGCCTGGATGGCGTAGTCGACCGCACCGTTGTCATTCTGGGGGACGGTGATCGCCTGGGTCAGCGTCCCCGAGAGCCCGTTCTTGTCGACGTGGTTCTTGGTGGCCGCCGGGTTGTAGGAGAACTCCTTGCCAGCCTTCACCTGCTTCCCGACGGCGATCTGGGGGGTGTCGCTGTACCACCCGCCCATGAAGTCGCCGTGATAGCCCTTGGCCATCTGATCGGCCGTCCGACTGGGGGCGGGCTTCGCGCTGGGCGCGAAACCGTTCTTCTTGTTCAGGTGGTCCAGGTAGCGCTGGCTCTGCGCGGCCCGCTTGTCCGCCGTGTCCTTCAGGTGGGCGGCGTAGCGCTGCTGACGGGCGGCGTCCTTCTCCGCCCTCCGCGACTCGGGCGTCGAGAAGTCGCCGACGGCGGCCCGACCCCACTGGGAGACCGGAGCGATGATGCCGTTCGGCCCGTAGAGCCCGTTGCCCTTACCCGTCGGCTTCGCGGCGCGCTTGCTGGCGGCGGCGTCCTCCAGAACCTGCTCGCGCTCGCGGCGCAGGGCCTTCAGGTCGTCGGAGCCCAGGCCGCCGAGCACCTGCTCGCGCTCACGGCGGAGCGCCTTCATCTCGTCGGCCCCGAGGTCGACATGGGCCGACTCGGTCGACGGGTTGACCTTCAG